TTGGTAACTACATATTTCAATCGTATAAAAATCACAAAAGGAGAAACAGATGGCAGAATCTAAAGAAAAAAACTACGAACTGAAAGACCTAATCATAGATGCCTGTGATTCACTTGAAGATGAGTGGGAATCAATAGAAAAAGGAGAATATGATTTAGATGATATGATACACGAGATAGCAGGCAGTGCTATTCCAATATATTATTGGGATATTGCACAATATGCAGCGCGGAACACTTGGTTAATGCAGGAAATACCTGAAATTAATCCAAATGGTAATGCACACGACCAAATACAGGCGAATATATATGAAGCAGTCTGTGAAGGATTACACAAACACATAGCAGAAAAAGAAAGTAAATAATAACAAAAGGAGAGAAAGATGAAAATAAAAAATGTAACAGTTGAGCTTGATAACATCGTAGGATGTATAAACAGAATGAAAGATGATATTGAGCAATTAGAACAAGACAATAAGAAACTGAATGAGGACTTACAAGCCTTAGAGAAAGAAAGAGATGAAGGCTATAAATCATTCAATACTGATACTCATATACTTATTGAAAGAGATGTGTTAAAAAGTATCAGAGAAGACCTTGTGGAAGCAAAAAGCAGTGCCAGTTATGCTCTTGATGAGGCAAATGGCGCAGAAAGTTGTGCAGAAGATGCAAAAGGCTCGGCAGAACTTGCTGAAGACCATATTGGCTATAGTATGGATAAGATAGATGAGGTAATACAACAAGCAGACAAAGATAAAGGAGATGACAATGAGTAAGATAAATCTAAAAACAGCAACATTAGGGCAAATTGAAGATGAATGCGACAGAGTATATGGAACACCATATGGACACAATATAATTGGTATAATGTGTTCAGTGGTTAAGGATAGATTCGGAGAAGAAGAAGCAGATAGACTGTACAAAGAATGGCAATATTAAACAGAAAGGAGTAATAAAATGGGAATGGATGTAAGCGGATTAAATCCGAAACAGAATAAAAATATTGATAATTTTCCAACAATGAAGAAATTTGATAGTATGGATTTCTCAGAAAAATGGAAAACACTTGATAAAGATGAAAAGTTAAGAGATGAATACTGGAAAGAAAAAGATAAATGGGAAAAAGTAAATCCAGGTATTTATTTCAGAAACAATGTATGGTGGTGGAGACCACTATGGAACTATTGTGGCACAGTTGCTGATGATATAGTAGAGACTAATATGAGAATGATGAAAATTGAATACAACGAAGATGATGAGCCTGATTATGAAAAATCAAAATGGGTTTCAGCAACCTGGGATGATGGTCATTCAAACAGTGGAGCAGGATTGGATGGTAAACACGCAAAGTTACTTGGTAATAGATTGATGGAAACTATTGCTGATGGAACTGCAATAAAATACCAAGCACATCACCTTCAACGTCTCGAAGAAATTCCTAACGATACCTGTGGATTTTGCAATGGTAATAATAGAGGCAATACAAAGAAGAAAGACTGCAAAAGATGTGATGGCACAGGAGAAACAGAGAGCTTTGCTAAGAGCTATCCATTTGATGTAGACAATGTTGAGAGATTTGCATTGTTCTGTATTGAGAGTGGAGGGTTTGAGATATGTTGAAATTAACAAAGCAATTAAAAGCTGATATAAGAAAACTAAAAAAAGATGACCTTGTTGTTTGTAGTGATTGTGGCTCAGAAAATGTAACTGAGAAAATGTGGGTAGATAGTAATAGTTTTATATCTATTGATGGGGAATCATACTACAAATATATGGGAGAAATAGACGATAATCAGTATTGGTGTGAAGATTGTTATGATATGGCTCATTTAGTGCATATATCAGAATATAAAGGAGATAATAATGATTAAAATAAGTATAACAAAAATAGATGATAAAGGTAGAATAAATTTACCTGCTCACTTTTTAAAAGCTAATAATATACAGAGAGGTTGTGAGGTTATTATTGAAGCTATCATTAACAATAGTGATGCAGTTAAACTTAAATTCAAGGGGGTTACAGATGCCAAATAGGAAAGCAAAAGAACGCAAAATGGAACGCAAACGTAAAAACCTTGAAATCAAGAGATGGAAACGTGAACAGAAAAAACTAAGAAAGGGGAAATAATGACCGCAGATAATGTTATAAGAAAAATACTTATAATAATAAGGACTACAAACTGGACATATAGAGATAACAGAAGGCCAGCCAGAGTAAAAATAGATGATTTGTGTACTGATTATTTAGGTTTAACTGAGGATTTGGATTGTGAACTTTTATGTGAAGATGTGGAAAAAATGATTATAAACAGAGAATGGATGGATAAATATATTGGATGGAAAACTGATTTAAATAAAAGTCCAATAGAATAACATAAAAAGGAGAAAAAATGAAAAGTAAAATAAACACCTGGTTAAGTCATCTCTGGAAAATGAATAAAGACGAAAGTGATTTAATTATAAATGAAATCAGACAACACTTGTTCAGAGTTAGAGATGAGGCTAAACGTAATTATGAATTAATAAAGGAGAACAAATGAGTAAAGTATTTGGATACACACAGGATTTCTTAGATGAAATAGGATACAGCCTTGGATATGATGATAACAATCTTCCAGAGTTTAAAGATATTGAAATGGTGTGGAGGTTTAATATATCTGTTTGGGAATATAATGGAATGACAGAAAAAGAGTTTTACACATCAGAAAGAGGATATTAATATGATTGGATGGTTGTCTGTAATTGTAATGGTATTATTGATAATTGAAGTATTTAACGAAAAAAGATAAACAGAAAGGATAAAAATGGATATAGATGATATTTTAAAGAATTTACAAATGGATGAAGGTAACCCAAATGGTGTTTATTTGCGCGAAATTGCCTTTTTAATGGAACAAATTGAACTTTTGAAGCTGGAGGTCGACCAACTAAAAAAAGAGCTTAAAAGTAGCGAAAATAAAAATAGTAAAAAAAAATAAATAAATAAATAACTAACTACTTATATATATGTATAGGTATATTATGTATATATTTAGGGTAACAATAGAGAGGAATATAATGAGTGATAATACTACTTATCTAATTAAAAATATCAACAGACAAGACTGGATGAAGTTCAGAGCTAAATGTTTAACAAATGGTTACGGCTCTGCTGCTGAAGTTCTTAGAGATTTGATAAAAAAATACTCAAAAGGCACGATAGAGTGATAAAAGTAAAAAGTCCAACTGATATTGAGGGGATATATAACCAATATCTTAATGAAAAACAAGAGCAAAACAGATTAGAAAGATATGAAGGTAATGAACATTGGTATCACGCAAGTGGTGCAGGGTCTTGTTCAAGGAAATTATACTACGAATCTGTTGAGAAGTTAGAACCAACAATACAGTTTGATGAAAGAACAAAAAGGCTTTTAAGATTGGGTACTGCAATACACGATGACATACAAAATTCTCTTACGCGCGCGCACTTTAATAGAGATTATAATAGAGATAATATTAAGCTAACTGATAAAGAAAAAGAAATTAATAATAAAGAAAAAGATATTGATTTCAAAGTTGAAGGAGAAATAAGAATTGATGAATTAAATGTAAGAGGTTTTTATGATGTTGTTGCAAAACACAATGTCCCTGAGCAGAGAGTTTATTTGTATGATATTAAAACTTGTGGTGGTTGGTCTTGGAAAATGAAGTTTGGCAGAAATAAAACTTTAAATCCAAGCATTCACTATGAATTGCAGTTAGGCACTTATGGGTATGCCTTACAAAAAGAATTCGGTCAATTGGATGGTATGTTCCTTTATTACTACAATAAAGATGATTCACAGATGAAGGCTGTAGAAGTCCCTTTATCTTTTATATCAAGAGCATATCTATTTTGGCGGAATATAAACGATGAACATAAACAAGGATTACCGAGTTTCAGAGTTGGAGTTTCACCTGTACAGAAATGGCAGTGTAACTATTGTCAATTTAGAGACATCTGTAATCCACCAAGATAGGAGAGTGAATATGAGTAACACAAAACAAAGCACATTCATGAAGCTCTACAAAACAGACGTAAGTAAATATATTGAGAAGAAGGGTCAATTTAATTACTTGTCTTGGGCTAATGCAGTATCAGAGCTTAAAAAAGCTTCACCTACTGCAAGATGGGGTGTAACAAAAGCGGAGGATGGTTCGCCATTCTTCAAAACAGATTGTGGTTATTTCGTAGATGTATGGGTTGAAGTTGATGGTGTATCACTATCACAGATTCATCCTGTGCTTGATAATCGTAATCAATCAATAGAACAACCAAATGCATTTCAAATTAATACGAGTTTGCAAAGAGCATTAGCAAAAGCAATAGCACTGCACGGATTAGGTTTATATATCTTTGCAGGTGAAGATTTGCCAGAGCCTGATGCTTTATCTTCGAAAGAAGCACAAGACTTATATGATTTAGCAAAACCTCTGGGTAAGAAGTTTGTTGATGATTTAAAAGTTAAAGCAACTAATATGAGTTTAAATGCACATAACTACGAGGCTGCTATAGAAAAAGTACAAAATATAATAAAAGAGAAAGGAAAATAACATGGCAGAAGTAAACGATATGTTCAATGAAATAACAAAAGAACAGAGCTTTTATGTAAAAGGTAAGAAATCTCAATTTACACCATTTGCAAAAGGAGACTATTGGGGTCATATTACTGAGGTAGATTCTAAGGTTCTTGATGTTAAAGATGGACAATACAAAGCAAGGCTATATACATATACATTTGTAGCTTCAACTGAGAATAAAGATTTTGATTTTCAGTATGAAGATATTGATGGTAAAATGTTAACTACAAAAGGACATGTGTATATAGGTAAAAAATTCAAAGGTAAATTATGGAGGTTTTTAGAGCCTTCAAAGGATGATACTTTTGAATCTAATCCAACAGGTAATGCAGGATATTTAAGGTTCTGTGAAACTATCGGAGTTGAATGTCCGAAAGAAACTAAAACAATAGATGGAGAAGATGTTGAAGTTCAGTTATTACCTGAGTTAAGCGCAGATATGATGCTTGGGCAACCAGTTTGTGCTTTCGTGGATAAAGGAAGACCATTTACAAACAAAGAAGGAGAGACCAAAGTTTATTGGGATGTCAAATTCTGTAAAAAATGGACTGGTGGAACTAAAAAAGAAATAAGTGCTAAAAGTGGTTCGGATTTACCCTTTTAATTAACGCTTATAACAGTGTGGGTGTACAGGCCAAAGTAATGTCAATAAATAGCTTAGAAATCTGTATGCCCATACGACTAACATAATAAAGGAGATAATATGGGAAGAGCAATAGATATGGAAAACGATATTGCAAGATTAAAAATCAAAGTTGAAAAATTAGAGAATCAGTTAAGAGGAATGATTTCTAAAATTGATGAGATTTCTGAAAAATCAAGTAAAACAAAACATATAGATTTAGTAGAAGATGTTGGAGTAGAGATAGAGGACAACAAAAAGGAGAAAGATGGCAAAAAAGAAACCGACAATGAAGGAGATGCAAAGAGTAGTAAGCAATCTAATAGTAAGTCTGGAAAATCTAACAAAAAGAGTGTATAATATAGAGTTTATAATAGACAACTATCATGAATGGAAAAATGAAAAAGATGAATTTAAACAATACGTACTTAATGTGGTTGAAAAGTCTACTAAAGACGGAGCTAACAGCGACGTATCTGACAAGTGATGGTGGTAGATTTTTTGATGAGTATGAAGCAGTTATACACGAATATTCTTTGCAGCAGAATAAAGCCAAAGAAAGGAGGTGGAACGAAATGAAAACCAAAATAGCAGAGCTTGTTTGTGACATAATAAAAGAGAAGCAATGGGGTATCTTCTTCAAACATGAGCCAATGAAAGCTTTACCTGTACAAGATGAAACATCTTTGTATAAGATAAATGAAGTGAATCGTGATGAGCTTATGGATGCTGTTATGCAAGCCTTAGAAGAAAGGATGTCAGGATGGCAGGAAAAAAAGGTCAATACACAGGAAGGTCAGACAGACAACAAATTATCGATTGGTACAAATCAGACCTTGAAGAATACAGGGGAATGATTGGAAAGTACACTGAATATAATACGTTAGTTACAGAAGAACTAATAAACAGAACTGAAAATAGAATTATTGAATTAGAAGAGAAAGAGGAGAAGTGGAATGATACTATCAGGAGATTGCTTATCAAAGATTGATGAGATTTCTTCAAGTAGTATCCAAACAGTAGTTACTTCACCGCCTTATTGGGGACTTAGAAATTATGATAATGATGACCAACTCGGTCAGGAATCATCACCAGAGATTTTTGTCTCCAATTTAGCAAAATTATTTAGTAAAATTAAAAGAGTTTTAAAAGACGATGGAACTGTTTGGGTAAACATTGGAGATACTTTTTTTGGAGCAAAAGGTGGCCATTACGACAAAAATAGTATAACAAATTCAACAACTGGAAATGAGTATAGACAAAAAAGAGCTGCTCCACCAAAGCATGCTTATTTAAAAGATGGAGATTTATCAGGAGTACCTTGGATGTTTGCAGTTGAAATGCAAAAACAAGGATGGTACTTAAAACAAGATATTATTTGGCATAAACCAAATCCTATGCCAGAAGCAGTAAACAATAGATGTGTTAAATCACATGAATATATTTTCTTGTTTACAAAGAAAAAACAATACTACTTTAATGCAGATGCAATAAAGATAAAAGATGTTAGACGTTCAAGTGTTTGGACTTTTAATACAGCATTTTTAAAGGAAGCTCACTTTGCAGTCTTTCCAACTGAACTACCTGCATTATGCATTAAAGCTGGAAGCAGAGAAGGCGACATTGTGCTTGACCCATTTCTAGGAAGTGGAACAACTGCTCTTGTTGCTCAGGAACTGGGAAGAAAATGGATTGGTATCGAACTAAATCCAGATTACATTGAAATAATAAAGCGAAGAACAGCACAGACTCAACTGTTCTAGAAAGGAGAAGGATATGGTGTTAACTCTACCATATGATAGCGCCACCGAGGATGCGATTCTTGGAGCTGTTATAATGTATCCAGAAGAATATGAAAACGTAAGTAAATACTTATCAAACGATGAGGTTTTTTATCAAGATAAGGCAAGATTGCTCTGGAGAAAATTAAAAAGAATGACAAGGGAAAAGGAAAAGATTGATATGGTTACAGTCGCCTCTGCGTTAAATGATAAAGAAGTAAAGAAAGGTCTAACTGCTCACTATATTTCTATTTGCTATAGTGCCGCTCCTGGAAATGGTGGTGCTGCGTATTATGCTAATCAGCTATATGAAAAATACATACTTAGAAAAGTAATTGTTAATTCTGAGGAAATTCAAGAGAAAGCAAAAAACAACCACACAGATGTTTATGATGTTATTAATGAAGCACATTCTTTATATGGAGAACTTTTAGATGTAAGACCAAGTCAAATTCAAGATATTGAAGATGTAATATCAGCTACTCTGCTAAGCATAAAAAATAAATCAACAAAACTAATCACAACTGGATATGATAATATGGATAAATGGTCAGGTGGTTTAACAAGAGGTGAGATAACAATTATAGGTGGAAGACCAGGGCATGGTAAAACTACTGTAATGGTTAATATGTTAGCAAAAGCATTAGAACAGGGTCAAAGAGCTATGTTTTTTAGTAGAGAATTACCTAATTCTGAATTGATGAAAAAGATAATATGTTTAGAATCTGGAAAGCTATCTTATGGAATGGTAAGAAAAAATATATTTAGCGATGATTCTCTTAAAGCTATTAACGAAACAATAGATAATATAAGAGATAAATATTCAAAAGAAAATTTCTTAATGTTTGATAATCTTAAAGACTTTTTGGCATCATCTGCGGAGGTTAAAAGATTTAAACCTGATATTATATTTGATGATTATATACAACTTGTTTCTTGTGAAGGATATAGGTCAGAAAGAAGATTACAGATAGAGAAGCTTGTTAATGATTATAAATGGTTAGCAAAAGAAAATGATTGTGTTGTTGTTTTAGCATCACAATTAAATAGATTCATAGAAAGAAATAATACGAGAGGAAAAGCACTGATGCCCCAACTATCGGATTTAGCTGAAAGTGGAGCAATAGAGCAAGTAGCAGAGAATGTCTTCTTTTCATATTATGATTACAAAGTACAAGGAGAAGCAGGTAAGGGTAAGAATATAATAACACTTATTGCATCAAAAGTTAGATATGGTGATTCTGGTGTTGCTGACCTTGGTTATGATGGAGATAAATGTAAACTGTATAATGATATAGGAGAGATAATAAATGAAGACATCCCATTTTAAATATATAGGTATTGACCCTGGAGTTGGTGGTGGAATAGCTTCAATTGATGAGGAAGGAAAAATAAAAGCATATAAATGTCCAGGCTCAAGTGAGGATATGGCTCTGCTTTTTGAAGTATTAATTGGAGATACACCACCTGATGATATAAAGCTATTAATGGAAAGGGTTTGGGCAAGACCAGCAAATGCTGTTAGAGCCGCCTTTACATATGGTGTGAATTATGGACAATGGCTTGGTATTGCAGCATCACATGAAATTAAGATGAATACAATGATTCCAGCTAAATGGATTCATGCAGTTGGTTGTCCAAAATCTTTAAAAAGAGATGTAAGAAAAAGATGGTTAAAAGAAAAGGCAAAAGAATTGTATCCTGATATTAAAAGAGTAACACTTAAAACATCAGATGCAATATTAATAGTACATTATGCGAAAGGAGAATATTTTAATGAGAGCAACTGAGTTTTTTGATTATATAAATAGAAAAAACAAACCATTAAAAAAAGAAACTGATGAATTATATTCACATTTATCTATAGAATATGAAACGATAGAAAAAGATGGTAAGAAAATAACACGATTAACTAAAAAATGTCAAAAATACGAAGACATAAGGAGATTAAATGAAAAATAACTTAAAAAATAAAGATTATAAGGGTTTTGTAAGGTCTACATCAAATGTTATGACTACTACTAATAGTTACCAAGTTAGTCTTCCACCTCATATATGGACAAAAATGAAATGGAAATTAAATGAACCTATTAGAATTATTATAGATAAAGAAAATGATTGTTTAAAATTAATAAAGGAAAAATAATGGCTTATAATTATAAGAAATGCAGATTTATAAAAATGAGTGGAAAGGGTAGAAATACTGGAAGAAAAAAGAAGTTAGAGGCAGGATATAAGCAGAATCAAAAAGCAAAAGCGCTAAGTGATTGGAGAAATAGTTGGTTCAAAGGGGAATATGAATTAAGTGAATCAGAACAATAAGTTAACATTATTAATAGCATTGTGGGTACTGGACAAGATAATTATTTTATTTATGTTTTATTTCATTGGTTAAAATGATGGACATATATAAATTGGGTGGTGGTGAAGCAATGATAGAAAGAGAGGGTGTTTGGATGCCATTAGCAGAGGGATATTGTAAAGAATATGATTTACATGTAAAAGAAGATATGTTGTTTGGAAAGATTGGTGAGGACTTCACAAAAGATTTGTTTGAAGGAAACACCAAAATGGAAATAAAAACAGAAAGAGACATCTGGAAAACTACTGGGAATATTGCCATTGAAATTAGGTATAAAGGTAAGCCATCAGGCATTTCTACGACAAAATCAAGTGTTTGGATACATTTATTGTCTCATAAAGGGGTCATAGAGGGCGGATTCATACTTAAGGTAGACCAACTTAGGGGTAAGATAAAAAAGCTCCAAAAAAGCGGTAATTTAAAGATGGTCATGGGGGGAGACTTTAATGCAAGTCAGATGGTATTACTTCCAATTAAGGATTTATTTTCTTGATTCTATAAAATCATCAAGAGCTTTTTTTATTCTTGGGTCAAGAATTGTTTTTCCATTTTTATCTGTTATAAATCCTAATTCTTTTAAGTTTGATTTTTTTATATTATGTAATTTTTGGACATAATCTTTATCTTTATAGTTCTTTCTTAACTTAAATCTTAAAGTATCTACAACAGTATTTCTCTTTACTTTATATTCGTCTGCTCCTTTAAATACCTTTTTAACATAGATTAAAGGGTCTTTTGTTTTAATAATCCCTTTTTCCATTTGATTATAAGCTCTTTTTGTTAAAAATAAAAGAAATTCTTCATCTAGAGATAAATTTGTAA